GCCGTGCTCGTGGGATCATGACATATGATGCGTGGACCACGAATGGCACGTATGAGCGCAACAAGGTTGAGCACATCAATCTTGGTAATGCCAGCGCTCTTACAGCGGATGGCCTCATTGAGTTGCAGAACTCACTGATTGAGGACTATCAGCCAGGTGCAACATTCTTAATGAAGCGTGCTACCTTTGGTGCAGCACTGAAACTAAAGGGGAATGACAATTACTTCTTTTCCCCGACTCTTTTGCGTGATGGCCAAGCCACCCTTCAATTGCTGGGCAAGCCCGTTCTGTTCTGCAATGACATTGCGTCAGTCGCGGCGGATGCGCTTGCTATTGCTTATGGTGACTTCTCCATGGGCTATACCATCTATGACCGTGTTGGCCTTCAAGTCCTGCGCGATCCTTATTCCAACCATGGCTTCATGACTTATTACATCACCAAGCGCACAGGCGGTGACGTAACGAGCTTTGATGCCTTCAAAATCGGCAAGATTGCCGCGTAAGGGAGGTTGAACAATGTCTAAATTTGACAATCGTAATCAGTACGAATACGGCGTTGCACTTAGTGTCACCCTTTCCGGCACAACGAAGGCCGAAGGTGACTGGATCGATATGCAGGGCTTTGAGTCGCTGACGTTCACTGTGTCTACGGGCACGGTAACGGACGCTGGTACGGCGTCCGGCTTTTCGTTCCAGGTGGAAGAAGGTGATGACACGACCGATGCAGGGGCTACCGCTGTTGCGGACGCTGACCTGATCGGCCTGGAATCAGCTCTAACCGTTACGGCGGCTACCGATGATGACAAGTTCATCGGCACTATCGGCTATCGGGGTGACAAGCGCTATGTGCGTATGACCGCTGTGGGTACGACCCTCACAAATGCTGCCGTAACATCTCATGCCATCAAGGGCCATGCGGCTGTTGCCACCACGGCGTCGATTGATACCGGCACGGCAGCGACCTAACCATTGCAGCAGGGGTGGACCGGAAAGTCTCGCCCCTGTCACTGTGGTTAGGGAACACCATGACCAAAGCAAGGAACACCATGACCAAAGTAAGGATGCTTAAGGACTTTCCGGTAAGTCCGACAGGACTTGTGACTGTGTGGTGGAAGAAAGATGAAGAACATGAAACCGACAGCGAGAACATCTTGAATGCGCTGTTCGGGGAAGGCGCAGCAGAGTTAGTGGAGGACAAGGCAGAAAGGCCAAAACTGGAAACAGGCGAAGCTGTAGCCAAGCCAAGACGAGGGCGGCGCAAGAAGGCGAATGTCGTTCAATCGTAAATCTGTCACGGTCACGGCAAGTGATGACAGTCCGGTAATAGATGTATCGGATATGTTGGACTTTCTGCGTCTCGATGATGATAGTTCATACAACGCGCTTGTGGCGTCATATGTCGAAGCCGCAACCGAGGCAGTGAAGCGGCATCCCAACCGGGCGATTAAGACAGAAACGTTTACGTATACGGCTGACCGCTTTGTAGATCATTCTGGCGATGAGGCAATGCTGGCGCTGGGGGCGGGTGTCCATACCATGAGCCGGTCTTACATCATGGGCGGTGGCGATGTGCTGGATATTCCATACCCGCCGCTGCAAAGCATCACCACCATTACGACCTACGACAGTGACAATAATTCAAGCGTCTATGCATCAACGAACTATGTAGCTGACTTACAGGGCGCGCGCATTTATCTCAACGATGGATCGACATGGCCATCTGATTTGCGCAGCAACAATGCTGTGGAGATTGTTTACATCGCTGGCTATGGGTCAGGAAATGTGCCGGCACCTATTGAGGAAGCAGTAAGGCGCTATACGCAGGGCCTCTATGATGGCTGCGAGGCCATGACAGATGAAGTCATACGGTTGCTTGCGCCTTACAGGATCATGGATCAATTGGCATGGTGAGGAAGTGCGGGAAATACTCCGCATACGACCTTCGGTCACGAATTAAAATAGAACGTAAGACCCAAACTGCTGACGGGCAGGGCGGGTTCACCGAGACGTGGGAAGAGATTAGTCGCTCCTGGGCAAAGTGGATGCCCTTGTCTGGGAATGAGACGTTCCAAGCGATGCGCGTGGGCTCGCGGGTTCGCGTGAGAGCCGTGGTCCGGTTCAGGGGCGATCAGGATGGCGCGCCTTATTATTCGGCGGCAGATCGCGTTCAATATAAGGGACGCACATACGGAATTGAAAGCGTTGCTCCGGTAGAGGACGCAAACAGGTTTCTTGAGTTGATGCTAACGGAATCAGCCCCGTCATAGATTAGGACACGATAATGGCACTTACAGCAACACTACGATCAAGCATTGATTTCACGCAAACCGGCACCAATGACTATACTGATCGTTTAAAGGATGTGGTTAGCAAGACACTTAGCCTTGCGGATGGCACGGCTGCGGACCAGGCCGATCTGATGTTCGTGAATCAACGCACCGTAGCAAGCGCATCCAACGATGACCTTGACCTCGCTGGTGTGCTCACTGATTTTAACGGCGCTACGATTACCTTTGCTGAGATTGTTGCGGTTTTGGTTATCAACGGCCCTAAGAGTGGTTCTGCGAATACCACTGATCTGACAATTGGAGCCGGTTCTAATCCATTTACCGGGTTTCTGGGTGGTACCGCCCCGACGATTGGACCGATTAAGCCGGGCGGTGTTGTGTTCCTGTTCGCGGGTGACGCGGCGGGACTTGGCACGGTTACGACTGGGACGGGAGACATTCTTCGCATTGCTAACTCAAGCGGCGCATCGGCAACCTATCAGATTTGCCTCATAGGCCGCTCAGCGTAAGCATATGGCAGGGGAAAGGATCAGGATCGATGGCCTGAATGTCCTCGTGAATGAACTGCGTGGCCTTGAAACGGCAGGCGAGCAAGTGCTGGAAGAGGCCATATTCGATCTTGTGTCTGATACACATCGCCTCGCGGTTGAAGGTGTGCAAAACGGTCCAGCAACGGGCCGGGTCTATGAAAAGTATAACCCCCGGCGAACGCACCGCGCATCGGCACCGGGTGAATATCCGATGTCTGATACAGGCAACTTCGCCAGCACCATCCATGCGGTATATCCTTCGCCTGGCAACTTGCATGGCGTGGTTGGCACGAGCGACGAGCGCGGCCCGTGGTTCGAGTTTGGCACGTCCAAGATGCGTCCACGTCCATGGCTTCTTAGATCATTTGAGCGGGCGCAGATCGGGTTAGAACAGGAACTGAAGCGGCGGTTTGAAGCCAAGACATGAGTTTAAATGCTGCACAACAGATCATATTCACCGCCCTCAACGGTAACATTACGGGTGGGCTTTACGACAAGGTTCCGGACTTGCCGGAAGGAATGCCAGACAGTGATTTTCCATACACAGTCATCGGTGAGGATACGGCAGTTCCTTGGGATAATGACAGTTTTACGGGGCTCAACGTTACTTGTGAATTGCATATCTGGTCACGTACAGATGGCAGCAAGGAGTGCAAGACAATCATGAAAGAGATTTACGACCTCCTTCACAGGGGCACGTTCACGAAAGTCGGTTACACAGTTGTGGATAGCCTCTGCACGTTTCAAGAAGTGCTTGATGACCCGGATGGAAAGACCATTCACGGGGTCATGCGCTTTCGCTTAACCCTTCAGGATGTTTAAGGAGAGATAAATGGCTGGATTTAATGGCCGCGATCTAACGATTGATTGGAACGCGACAACTCTTGTGGGAGTGAAGTCACGTACCGTCAGTAACACGAACGAAATGGTAGACGTCACTACGGATGACGACGCGGGCTGGCGCACGTTGCTCGCGACCCCAGGTCTTAAGGCTATCGAGGTATCCGTGTCAGGGGTTACTTCGGATGAGATTCTTTTGGCAGAATTCCACAATGCCAGCGTGACCGGTGAAACGCTTAAGGTGACCTTGCCGTCTTCCCTGGCCACGCCGGGCAATGTCTCTGGGACGTTCCATCTATCAGCGTTTGAACAAAGCGGTGAGAGTGATGGTGCCTATGAATTTAGCGCCACGTTTATGTCATCTGGTACTGTCACCTATACAGCGTCTAGCGTCTAATGCGAAAATATACGCTAGAGCTAGGGGGCCGTGAAATAGTCTTGGGGATTACTTGGGCGGCGGGGCAAGAGATTGCCGATAAAGTCGCTGATCCTCTCGCTATTATTGCCGACGCTCAAGTAAGGTCACTGTCTATGCAAGCGGGGCTTACTCCCCCCAAGGGTGGGTTTCAGTGGACGGGCAAAACCGTGGCGGATGTTTTATTTATCGGCGTCAAACACTCAGGCGAACAAGACACAATATCAATTGATGAGGTGCGTGAACTGGTGTTTGACGCCGGGCTTGATAATTCCCATGCTGCGGCGCTACTTTATATCGGCAATATGGCAAACCCAGACTACGATACAGCCGTTGCCAAAGCAGCCAAGAGGGCTTCTGATACTTCGGGGGAGTGACGTGGGCGAGCTTTGTCAAGACTGCCTACAAGGCCGCCCGCGAGTGGGGAGTACAGCCCTCGGAGTTCTGGTCATCTTCAGTGCAGGAATGGTACTGGGAATTGGAATCCAAGTATGACGCAGCGCAGCGCATGACACCAGGCCTTGGCGGCATCAATAAGGCTGAATGGGCGGAAGCGCGTCGCCGCCATAAGGAAAAGATGAAAGCCATAGAATGACCAACACCTCAGCGCTTAACGTTACAATTGATGGTGACGAAAGCGGG